AAGAACTAAGCTGTTTTCCTGAAACTCTCCAATATAAACCTCCATCATACTATCAATTGACCCATAATTCATCATAACCCATTGGCATCCAAACGTGAACAATATTTGAGGATTATAATTAACTAAATCTTCTCCAATATCAGGAACAACCATCGTAATATTATTGCGATTGTAATCAATTAGTTCATCTTGGTCATGAGGTTGAGATGCTTGTGCGTAGGTCATTCTGCGTAGATGAGATGACGACCATGAAAGATTGACCAACTCTTCAAAAAGAGTTCCCTTTACTGCGCTTCCACCTGACACAATCACCAGCTTATTTTGAAGATTACATACTGGCTCAATTGCAAGATTCTTGCGAGTATAGCTAAATTGAGAATCTAACATAAATGCACGACACGACGAGCTCTTTAATATCTCGGCTGCTGCATTAATTGTTTTAGTCTTATCAGTATGAAACACTAAGCTCAAAATAAATGGATCAGATGATACTGGTGAAGCAATAGTATTAAAGGCATTTTGGCCGATTGCATTACAACATGCTTCAAATGGAACTGTGTTATAGGCGTAATCAGTTCCTAACTTTTGATTTTTAAGACCAACAACTGGCTTATCATTTTCATCCGAATAGATATCTAACTCCACAAGTCTCGCACCTGCTTTTATTGCCATTGGAATAATCTTATCGCTTACATAGTCATACACTTCTGCACTTGGAAATACAGAATAGGATGAAGATGCGGCATAGAAGTCACAAAATCTATAATTTGCTGGCTGAGGACATCCAAGTGGTGCTAGCTTTGTAACTTGAGAATATGTGCTAAAAATAGGCTTTGCTTTTGAGATTGCTTTATTACCATCTGGAGTCAGAGAGACCCAAAGAGCATATGCGATACTCATAATCAATACGGCTAGAATACCATACTGAGCAGTAGGTGAAATATTTTGCTGTATCCATTCCATTACTTCTTACCAATACTATATAGCACGCCTCTAAAACTTCTTATGACCGCGTCTGGCACGCGTTCTTCCATCGGAACACCTACAAGACAACACCAGTGAAAATATAAACAATACATTCCACATTCAGAATCCTCATGTTGATGTTTAGTTTTATTATAAGTCAATTCAGTTGCTTTAGAATGAAGTCTTGTAGCATCCCACTGCTCTTTCCATCGAAACATAAGTCGTTGAATCTCTGGCTCTGGAGCTTTTGAATAAGAATCAAAATAGGTAATGCGAGCATTTTCATACTTAGTATTCAAATCGGCATACAAAGCAATCCAGTGTTGTCCCGGACCAGTGCTTACATCAGTATTAAAAACAATTCCAATACGGCGAGCACCTTTATCGTATAAATCTTTGATTTTAATCGAGCAGAGAGAATCTACAATACACTTGCCAGTTTGAGACTTCTTATCAAAATCAATAGGAATAGCTCCAAGATACTTATACTTTGTGAATACATGCATAAACTCTTTTTCAACCGCATCAATATCTAAAGAAGATAACCATTCTTCAGGATTTGAAACCCATTCTTCAGGAGCCTTCTGCTTTTTAAGCATGTGTGCTACAATACATTCAGCTGTACCTGCGCTACACTTTGCATGTAGTCTTTGACGAATGTCATTCCATATCTTTGTGAGAGTTCCTTTGGGAATAGGTTTTTCACTCCTATGTTCTTCGTTATAGACTTTTCGTAGGTTTTCTACCTCATCGGCATCCATTATCTTGAAAACGGATTATGTTTAATGCGAGAAGTAACTGATTAGACAATGGAAGAATTAAATAACCTTAAGCGATGCGTCAAGGAATACCGTGATGTTGACAATCAAATTCGAGCTCTTAATAAGCAGGTTTATGAAAAGCGTGAGACTCGAAAGATTGTGGAGATGGAAATGGTAGAGCTTGTGAAACTTCCATTCTTCTCTGGTGTTGACAGATTAAAGATTGACGATGATGGGTCCTACATTCAAATTCATAGACCAGAAACCTACTCGAAAGCATGGAGTCTTTCTAAAAAGGAGTTAGAAGAGCTACATAGAGCATACTTTGCCTCTACTAAAAATCCTACAGCAGAAGGATGCACGACATATGTTATCGAGAATCGTAAGACTTCATTAGTTGCACGAGAATTTGATTTTAATCGTGTGGTAAAAGAGTAAGGGATGGATGTTGATCGTCCAATACAAAGACAAACAAGTGTTGCGCCTGGAACAGCATATGGAGTTGATTCTTTAGAACCATTAACAGCCGAAGAACAGCAGTTTGTTCGAGAAATGGAAGCTGAGATGGCCAAGGATGATATTGAAACGCCAAAAAGAATTTCAAAAGCATATCAATTTTGGGGAGTCGCTGAAGAGTTTGGTCCGGGTAGGCTTTTTAATTTCTGGACAGATGTTGCTAAAAAATCTTTGGCACAAGATCCAACAAATATAAGAAAATTCGTAGTTGCATATTTGTTTTACATGTCTATCTTAACATTCAATGCAACTAATAAATATACTAGAGGAGCACATCGTCATCTCGGTAGCGATCCAAAAGCACAAGGTATAAGAAGCAACTTATGGGAAAAACTAAAAGCTATGGACCAATGTGGAGGAATAATAGGTTTCCCAAAAGCAACCGAGAAATGCTGGTTATGTGGATTTGGACAAAGAGATTATCCTAAACGTGATATACCATCTAGTGTTGCATGGCAATGTGAACACGTTTTACCATTATGCGTGGCCCTTCTTTTCTTTGATGTCCCACAGCGAGCTGACGATCGCTTAAAGGATTATAATTATGCGTTAAATTATGGATGGGCGCATGCAGAATGTAATCGCTTAAAAAGCTCGTATTGTTTTTCCGAGATATTCGAACCAGGCAGTATAAAGTTATATAATACACCTCAGCCAAATGGACAGTGGATTCAGGCATATGTAAACGATCTTGGACTTTTACTTGGAATAAAAAGTCATGTATGGAATGCTGACCGAGTGCACGAAATCATTCGAAGATCAGTTCAATTATCCACTCATATACTTGATTTATATATTAAAGAACCAAAAACTATATTTCCAGAATTTAATATTCGCGACAGTAGAATTGTGAGATCATTTGGAAATATAGATCGTACATTCCGGTTGGCATACCAGAATGATATTAAGGACGATGAAATCAGAAGAGCTATTGATAGTCAACGAGTTCAAATATTTACACTAAATACACCATCATTATGCCTTGCAGATATAAAATCTGTTATAGTTGGTTTACCAGCAGGATTGATTCCAGAAGAACTTAAAACTGATATATTAAATGTTTGTGCAAGATTAGGACAAGGCGGAAAACGTCGAAAAACTCGTAAGTTCAATAAAAAACGGAAGATGAAGTCAAAATCAAAGACATACAAGAAATGATAATTTATAATCCATTCAACTCTAAGAACCGCTTGTTTGTTAAGTCAGACATTCAATCGGTCCTTAAGAAACATCGTTGTGAGTTTGAAGTACAGAATGTATCACTGTTTCAGAAAGCAATGATTCATTCTTCGTATGTTAAGCGTGATGTATATACTACACCTACAGGTGAGATTACTCAGCTGGCAGATAGACCTGAAAATTGTTTGGAACTGTTTGATTCTTCTTACGAAACGCTTGAGCATCTGGGAGATTCAATTCTTGGCGCAACAGTATCTACATATCTTCTTAAGAGATTTCCAACTGAAAATGAAGGATTTCTTACAGACTTGAAGAAGGATATTGTCTGCAACGATATGCTTGGGTCTTTGAGTGTAAAGATTGGTCTAGATAAGTTCTATATCATTTCTAGACATAATGAAGATATCTGTAACGGACGAACAAATGTGAAGAAGCTTGGTGATATTCTGGAGGCATTCATTGGCGCACTCTGGACGGATTCTGGAAATGATTACAAGATTGTTTCAACATTCATTATCTCTCTTATTGAGATGTATATCAATATTCCAAAACTACTTCTTAACAATAAAAACTATAAGGAGCAGCTACAGAAACTCTATCAATCTAAGTTTCATCATACTCCAAAATACGTAATGCTATCCTCTGCTGCAAACACCTATACGATGGCTGCAGTAGATGAAAATGGCGCACATTTAGGAATTGGTAATGCCGTAACAAAAAAACAAGCCGAACAGTTAGCAGCAAAGCAATCAATTGAAAAACTTAACTGCTTGTAGAAAACTCACCTGCATATGCATCATCGATTGACAGCTTTTGAAGAGTAGCCATGACTTCCTTAATATCAAATGCACCATGTCCTTCCTGTACAGACATTTTGCTACCTTCTTTAATTGCTTTGTCAAGCCAAATTTTCATGTCAGCATTTTTACTCTTAAGAATACCATTGAAATACGCAAGCCAAATACTGCTCATTTTTTTAGCGTTTTCTGTAAACTTGCCAGAGATAAATGGAGCTTTATTTCCCTTCTTAGCCCAAATATAGGTCGCATAGCTTTGACAGAAGTTATTTGTTGCAGGGATTTGTACTCCTGCCACATAGGAGTCATAAATAACTCTTGGTGCTCCAGGAACTAAAGCTTCGTATCCTTTCCAATGACCACCGTCATATGCAATACCACAAAACTCTGGAGGAACAACAGTTGCACTGCGACTTTTTCCTCGTAGAACCTGGCAATCTGGTCTTCCATTAAACTCAGCAAAATCAGTTAATATTTCCTCGTCAGATATTGCATTAATTAGATGCTGAAACGGAGTATTAAAATCCATATCAATTTCACTTCTAGCTCGCTTTGCACCACCGCGTTTATTTTTTTTCGAACGTAATCTATTTTTACGAGTTTTCATTACATATTAACACCGATTGTTTTCTTTTCGCGAGGAAGTCTACGGACAAGTAGCTCGCGCTGAGTTCCTCCAACAGACATATCTTCTGCTCCTTCAGGAATTCCTTCAATCGCACGAAGAACCTCTGCTACACGATGAGGCTGGTCTGCAAACTGTAGAAGTAACTGAGTTCGAATTACATTACGCTTCAAAGCAGGACGAGATGTTCTTACGCTACGACTAATATTGCCAACACCATTGCCTTCTAAAGCAAAGTTATCAACCTCATTAACTCGCATAAACTCCAGAATCTTTCCTGAGTTTTCCTTCTTTTTATCTTTTAATAACTTGATTTGCTTACGAAGATCACGCTCCTCATCATCAAATGAAATCCACTCCTTTATAATCTCGCGAACCTTTTGCGTTGCGTCTTCCATTTAGGTTCCTTATGTTTCATCGTTGAAAGTCTCTTTCCACCTATAGGCAAAGTTTGATGATACTCTCCCATATATGGAATAAAACTTGCGAGAGTTGGGTATTCTTTTAAAACTATTGCCATACGCTCTGCTTGGTTGATACCCTTGCTAAGAATGATTCCAATAATTGGAACCCAGTTTGCCATATGGGCGACTGCGCCTCCTAAATCACCTTCTCCTGCAGCAAGCATTGTAGACAAAGCAGTAGCAATTGCAGTAAATGGTGCAACAACAACTGCTCCAACTGGACCAGCAACTGCCTGTCCCGCATCATTTGCAACTGTAACTCCAAATTCAGATGATAATTGTAGTGCTTCTAATATTAAATCAGAGAATGGTATACTATTTTTAACATTATCTACAGTTCCAGTTATAAGTCCATACGCAGAGCCAATGGTGTTATTAATAAGGGACGGTGTATAATCACGAAGGAGAGCTTTTATTGCTAAGTCAGTATATGGATACTGTGAGTCATCACCACCGCTCTGTTTTAATGATCTTAGAATCTTTTTAGCGGTAACTTCATTAAAAATAGGTCTGGTTTTAGCCCTATCATAATACGCCGATTCAATAATCTCTTTTGTAGTTGTGAATTTACTATGTTTTAAATAGATATATAAGCTTATTATTTTAATCAAATTATCTACAATGACTTTATCTTTAACTTTGCGTCGTATAGATTTATACGCGCGTAATTCCCGTTTTGTAAACGGCGGACTTTCATATATCCAAACCATTAATTAAAGCCTATAAATTATAATGGAAGACATGCAGGGAAGGCATGACATAACCTGGCACTCACAATTAGAAAGAATATTATCAGATGAAGGAGAACGATGTTTATGCTTTCAATGGTTACATTCTAAATCAGAGGCGCGTTATACAAAATTAAATACATACTTAAGTCTTCCCGTAATTATACTCTCAACTATAGCTGGTGCAAGTTCAATTGGTTCTCAGACATTATTTGGAGGTAACTTTCAAAACGCAAGTATTGGAATTGGAGCGGTAAGTTTAACTGTAGCAACTATGAATACAGTCGCAGGATTTTTTGCATGGGCTAAGCGTTCTGAAGCTCATCGAATCGCTTCTCTTACATATGGAAAAATTTATAGATTTATTCTTATTGAATTAGCATTGCCAAGAGATGAACGAATGGCTCCTAAGGACATGCTAAAAGTAGTTCGCGACCAATGTGATCGTATGAATGAAACAAGTCCACAGATACCAGATGTTATTATTAATGAATTTAAGCAAAAATTTAATGAAACAACGCCCAACATTAAGAAACCAGAAATTACAAATGGACTAGATCCTATTGTAGTAAATACACTTGGAACGGTAACACCTGTTCACAGCCCAAGTATGAAACTCCCTGTTCTTAAAATTTCCATCGACGAGAACACTCAAGACACGTTACAAAGGTAGTCATAGGTTCATCAGCAGATCGTGTTTGCATCTGATAGTAATCGCACTTGGTCTTCTTCTTGCAGGAAGAACACCACATAAAGATTGCGGCACTTTCATTCTTAGAGTAGAGCTTCTTCTCGCTTTCAATAATCTTCTCAATAGAGCTCTTCCATACTGAAGGACATAAATCTACGGCATTCATCTCTGCAAATTGACGATGAGTAATCTCGCCAGACTTAAGCTTACTCAGCCAATCAATATCAATACCACGTCTCATATATTCATAAAATGAAATTGCTCGACTACGAT